TGTAAATTTTACCTTCATATCTATAATAAATGAATTTTTTATCTGTTTTGTTATACATTACATTATTAGTATGTAAATCGTTGTGTGTAAAATTAAAACATTTTTGATAAGTAATAAGTATCATGATAACTTGCATTAAAATAGCCTTCCATTCTGCATCGGTAATATCGAATTCATCGCTCATTAAAGAATCCAACGTGTTTTTCATTTTTTCCAAACAAATAATTTGAACAGGAAAGTCAAATATGATACTTTCAAGGTTTTCTATAGTCGAAGAGGTAGTAGAAGTACTATCTTCACTATCATCATCGTCATCATCGTCATCATCGTCATCATCATCATCGTCATCATCGTCATCATCATCATCGTCATCATCGTCATCGTTTTCTCCATTGTTTTCTTTAGATGTATTAGATGATCTTGATGAACAGGATGAACTGGATGAACAGGATGAACATGATGAAGTGGTTTGATTCGTTAAATTTTGTTTTTTCAAATTTACAACTGTTAAATTACTAACATCTTCTTCAAATAAAGAGTCAAATATTTTATTATCGAATGTTGAAACTTGTAATTCAATATTTTCACTTCCAACAATTAATTTTTTTTTATTTTTCAAACTGACATCCTCAAAGAAGTCATCATCTAAACAATTTACATTAAATAATGTGTCTCTGTTTTTATTAAAAAAAGTAGAATCATATAAACAATCTAAATCATCATAAATGTTATATTTAAATTCGGCTTTAATTCCTAAAAAGGAGCCAAAAAAATCTGCCCCGTTGATAAAATCAAATTTATTCAATAATAAACTGGACAAGTAGTAAAAAAAACCATCAATATAAGCAGTATTATTGGTATCAAGAAGTTTTTCATGGCAAGTGTTATCCTTAAATTTCGGTAATTCTGTGGTATTTATGTCTGTATATTTTCCTGTTAAATATTTAACAGGATCCAATAATGGGGAAAATTTTAAGAACAAATCTTTGTTTTCACAAGTTTTAACATTACAATTAAATGTTTGGTATGTTTCCTTTTTATTTAGCTTTAAAATCGTATTATTGTTTAAGTTAATGGAGTTAAAGGTTTTATCGGTTAGTTGGAAAAAATTATTATAAATAGGTATATAATTTTGAATTTTGGTAATATGTGTTAAGTTTTCGTCGTTAAAACTACTAAAGAGAGAAGTATTGTCATTTTTTTTATAATGAAGCATTTAAATTTATAAAAAAATAACCTATTATTTTTAATTTATTTTTGCGTATTAATATTTAAATTTTTTTTGTCCTTTTTTTTATATGAATTTAGAATTAAAGAAATTTGATATGAAGCAAATAACTTTTAAGCCCGATCAAAACCAAGGACCAGTCATAGTATTCATTGGAAGGCGCGATACAGGTAAAAGTTTTTTAGTGAGAGATTTATTATATCACCACCAAGACATTCCTATTGGTACAGTTATTTCAGGAACAGAAGCTGGAAATGGTTTTTATGGAAGTATGGTTCCTAAACTATTTATACATGATGAATACAATACAGCAATTATTGAAAATATATTGAAAAGACAGAAAATAGTTATGAAACAGGTAAAAAGAGAGAAAGCCGCATATGGTAGATCTAGTATTGACCCAAGAACCTTTGTGATTTTAGACGATTGTCTTTATGATAACTCTTGGGCAAGAGAAAAATTAATGAGACTTTTATTTATGAATGGTAGACATTGGAAAATCATGTTAATAATTACAATGCAATATCCTTTAGGTGTTCCTCCTAATTTAAGAACCAATATCGATTATACATTTATTTTGAGAGAGCCTTATTTAACAAATCGAAAAAGAATTTATGAAAATTATGCAGGTATGTTTCCAACATTTGAAAGTTTTTGTCAAGTAATGGATCAATGCACAGAAAATTATGAATGTTTAGTGATATCAAATAATGCAAAATCCAATAAATTGGATGATCAAATATTTTGGTACAAAGCATCTGCTCATGGGGATTTCAAATTGGGATCAAAAGAATTCTGGGATATATCAAAAGATATTGGTTCTGATGATGAGGAGGAAATGTTTGATCCTAAAAAATCACAAAAAGGTCCTATTATTAATGTTAAAAAAAGCAAGTGGTGATAAGATGTGTCTACAACACTTCAAATTATATTACCATATTGTTTTTTGTATATAAGAGGTATGTTTATTATATATAAAAATATATAATAAATTAAATTTAAAATATTAGAGGAAACCCGTTCACTTTTTATTTTTTTCATCCAGTTTTTTGACATTTTCTCCATTATTTTCTTCCTTGTCCAAATTAGTATAATATTCTATCATTTTTTTACGAGCTGTTCTAGGAGAATCGTCGTTTTTATTTCTAATATTTTCACCTTCAAATAATTGTTTGTTAATATCATCCGTAGAAATTTCTTCATTTGTTCCTAATGATTTCTCAACAGTATTAATATTATTAGCACCAACTAATTCACCCGACGAATTTATATTTTGTGTTAATTTATTACCAGATTCTTTAGCTATCTTAATATTATTTTTAATAGCTTCCCTCTTTGTTTCCAATATTCTCTTTTCGAACTGAATTTTAGCATAATCGTCGTTGTCGTTTTTCTCTTTCATTAATTGATTTAATTCCTCTTCCAAAAATTCCACTTTACCCGTCTTATAAGCATCAGGGTCCCACGGCATCCACATACCAATTGGTCCAACATACACATTATGATGAGGATCAACTTCTCTTAACATCTTACATCTTAATTCTGCTTCCTCTTGTGTAGAATAAACACCCCTCACCTTTAATCCTCGGGTACTTGTTTGGAAATTATTACTTATATTAAATTCCTTTTCCAAATCATCTTCTTTACTATCCAAAAAAGAAGCATACTCATCCTCAATAGTTGTTTCTACAAGAGTTTTCTTTTCACTCACCACAAACTCTTCAAACTCCTTCATAACATCATCAAAATTTAAATTATTTTTATAACACAAAAAATTTATGAATTGTGTACTTTTTTTGATACATTTAGAAAAATCCCAGTATTTTAGGAATCTCTCAAAGAAAAACAAATTTTTATCCTTTAAAATTTTCTCGGGAGAGACAAAACTAATACAAGCAAATTTTTGACCCGAAATTGGTTTATCTTCGTCCAATAAATCAACATATTTAGTATTTTTACCACCACCACTATTTAGTCGTCTTTCAAATGCATTTTCCATATTTTATATTCTAATAATTACTTTTTTTTTTAAGTTTTAATAATTATAAATAATATTTTTTTTCTTGATTATATTTATAAATGTTGGACGCACTAAATAGCATCGTAAATGTTAGAGAATTATTGACAAGAACCATAAAGTATATATTCGAAGGTATTATGGTTGCCATTGCTGCTTACGCTATCCCAGCGAAAGCCTTAAAACTCGATGAAGTATGTCTTATTGCTTTAACCGCCGCCGCTACATTCAGTATCCTTGATTCATTCCTCCCAAGTATGGCCTCATCCGCCAGATCTGGTGCAGGATTCGGTATTGGTGCAAATTTAGTTGGCTTTCCTAGGTAAATGGTAACAAAATAAATTAACAATATATTTATTACCATAACAAAATTCCAAATTGAAATATAATTTGAAATATAATTTGAAAAAATACATAATTTAATTATGTATTTTATTATGAAATAGTTCATCTGGTGTACAAGACATATCTATATCGTTGGAATAAACTCCCATTGTAATTCTTTGCAAATTTTTTTCCAAATTTCATCCTGTTCTATTCTTTTAACGGGGTCTTTTAACATTGGGAAAAAAGGTAAAAACTTTTTTTCATCAAGTAGTTCACACATTTTATACAATACATAATAGTAATTAAGAAAGTTGACTCGATCATCTGGACAACTTTTAGAATAAGGTTTTTGAATATCTAAAAACAGATTACAAAGAATATCCTCTAATTCTGGTGACATAACAGGAGGTTTTATACCCAGTTTATCTTTAATAAATGGAATATGTTCATAATATTTATTGTATCCCAATTTCTTCAATATATCCTTTGCTTTTTTGTTTGTTAATTGGTCAATTGTCATCCTTTCCTTTTTAATTTGTGTTTTTATATCTCTTATTACCTCTTCCGGGATTTGAGTTGTCTCTTTTGCCTGAAATTGTGCCAATATTTCTCTAAAATGGTTTATTCTCTTATAAGCATAGAAACATACTTCTTTAGGTGGATCCTTATATGAAGGTTTGTCATTTTCAATTAGAAATGGGCAGATTTTACTACATCTTTTACAAACCATGACGCCCAAATGTTCAACTTTAATTAATTCACCTCCACAACTACATTTGTCAAATTGCATTCTATATTTATTTAAATCTAAATGAGAATTATCCAAATTATTTAAATATTTTTCTGTTTCCGAAGAAGTGTTATTGCTTACATCATTATTATTAGAATAATTAGAATCAAAAAAAGAATGTAATATTTTGGTTTTGGATGTTCCCTCCGATAGTTTCTTCTTTTTTTCAAAATAACCAAATATATGATTTGAATTATTTAGGTAATATGATTTTTCTTCCTTTTTCAACTTTCTAATTTTCTGTTTTTTTTCCCTTAAATCATCCTTTAATTCCATAATAATATCTAATTTCTTTTCACTTTCTAATTTTAATTTAATATTGACAATTTCATTTTTTAATTTAGGTATAAGTATTTTTTTATTATTGTTGAATTTAGAAATTTCCTCAGTATGTTTTCTGTCAAGAGTTAAAACAGTCTTTCCTCCTCTGATTTTCTTCTTTGTTTTTGGTTTAAAATTAGGCATTATAAAACTTTATAAATATTTATTTAATATATTTTTTATGTTAAAATTATATTTTGCTTTTCTAATTAATTAATAATAATGGAAAGTAATAAACCACCCAATAAAATAAAGTTAAAAAAAATGGAATTTATTTTCAATGCTTTAGAAGACGGTTGGGAAATTAAAAAACAAAAGGAATCGTACGTTTTTACAAAAAAACACGAAGGTAAAGAAGAAGTTTTTACAGATGAATATTTAAGATCATTTATGGTAAGAAATTTAGGCTACGATAAAATTTTGATGTAACACATTTATTTAAATAATAATTAAATTAAAAATTATTATTTTTTTTTCTTTAGCAATATTATAATAATATGGGAGGAGGATTAATGCAACTTGTCGCTTACGGTGCCCAGGATGTTTATCTTACGGGTAATCCACAAATTACTTTCTGGAAGGTCACTTACAGACGTCACACCAACTACGCTATGGAATCTATTGAACAAACCTTTAACGGACAAGCCGACTTTGGTCGCAGAGTCCAATGCACTATCTCAAGAAATGGAGATCTTGCTTACAGAACATATCTTCAGGTAACTCTTCCAGAAATTGGACAGCCTTCTAGTGGTAATGTTTACGCTAGATGGCTTGATAATCCTGGTATGCAACTTATCTCCATGGTTGAAGTAGAAATTGGAGGTCAGCGCATCGATCGCCAATACGGTGACTTCATGCACATCTGGAATCAGCTTACCATGACTTCCGAACAGGAGGAAGGTTACAATAAAATGATTGGTAATACCACTCAGCTTACGTACCTTACAGATCCAGATTTCGCCGAGATTGCTTCTGCCTGTAACACCAACAACGCACCAGATGCTGTTTGTGCCCCACGTAAAGCTCTTCCAGAAACCACTCTTTACGTCCCACTTCAATTCTGGTTCTGTCGCAATCCTGGACTCGCTCTTCCACTTATTGCACTTCAATACCATGAAGTTAAAATTACCATCGAACTCCGTGCCCTCGATGAATGTTTGTGGTCTGTTGGTACTCTCGGTAATTGCTCCGCCGGTGATGATATTAAAGATAAAACTGGTTCTTACAACCAGTCCCTCGTCGCAGCTTCTCTTTACGTCGATTATATCTTCCTTGATACCGATGAACGTAGACGTATGGCCCAAAACCCACACGAATACTTAATTGAACAACTTCAATTCACTGGTGATGAATCCGTTGGATCTTCTTCAAACAAGATTAAACTCAATTTCAATCACCCATGTAAAGAAATCATCTGGGTTGTTCAAGCCGATAAGAACGTCGACTACTGTTCTTCTTTCGTCTGTAACACCACTCTCATGAGATCCTTAGGTGCTCAGCCATTTAATTACACGGATGCTATCGATGCTCTTCCTAATTCTATTGTGGCTTTCTCTTCAGCCAGATCTACTAAAGGTAGAGCTGCAAATGATCAGGGTAATACTGCTTTTATCAATGCTTCGGGTCTCTTCCAAGATCCAGCCGCTGATGGTTTGGTGGGAGACGGTAGTACAACTCTCAATGATGGTTTGAGCTCTACATTGTTCCCACAGTGGGGTAATGACAACACTGGTGGTGGTGGCGCATCTTACGACGCTGCATTCCCTGAGTCCCAGCTTGGTGACTCCGGAGTATCTGATGCAGGTGCCTTCGTTCTCGCTGAAACCGCAAAATCTCTTCACTGCTGGGGTCAAAATCCAGTCGTTACTGCCAAACTTCAGCTTAACGGTCAAGATCGCTTCTCGGAACGTGAAGGTTCTTACTTCGATGTTGTCCAGCCTTACCAGCATCACACCCGTCACCCAGACACGGGTGTCAATCTTTACTCTTTTGCTCTCCGCCCTGAAGAGCATCAGCCTTCCGGTACCTGCAATTTCTCCAGAATTGATAACGCTACTCTTCAGCTTGTCCTTTCCGCAGCCTGCATCGGTGGTGATGAAACTGCCAAAGTTCGTGTCTACGCCTGCAATTACAATGTCTTACGTATCATGTCGGGGATGGGAGGATTAGCTTACAGTAATTAAATTTAACTAATCGGTTTTTTAATTAGTTTAAATAAAATTTGATTTAAAAAGAAAAATTCATATATTATAATATAAAATATGAATTACAATATATCCTACGACTTTGATAAAGACGAAAATTGCGGTGTAATTAATTTTAATGATGTAAATATTTTATTAGATTCTGAAGATTTATTTAAAATTATTAATCATGAAAAAACATTTACACGTTTAACCGATGATTGTAAATACCCTTATTATATGCGAAATAAGCAAAAAATCTCTTATTTACAATTCTTATTTAATTTTAATGATAACAATATTAAATATATCTTTAAAAACAAAAACATATATGATTTAAGACGTAAAAATATTAGTATCGTACATAAATTTCATAGTCAAATTAAAGATGAGATTATTGATTATAATTTAGGTCATTATAAAACTAATGGTAAATCTGCTTACTCCGTTAAAAATCCCATGTGGAAAATTAAAGATGACACAATATTAATGTATTGCGAACAAAATACTCTTTGCAAATTATGTCCTGTTTCATATCAAAAAATTTTAGATTTTGAAAAGAAACAAGGAATAAAATGCACATTTTATAATAATAATAATGGTTATATTATAACACATTATAAAAATTTATATATTCATCAAATTATTACTGGGTGCCATGGAAATGGTAAAGGAACAAAAAATATAAGTGTAGACCATATCGATC